GACGGACTAAACAATCAAATTAGACAATCAAAGCTACTTGCAAAGCTACTTGTGATTGCAGAGATGGAATCTTTTATCACAAAGCAGAAGCATGAGATTGAATTAGAACTGGCAGCAGAACAAGCTGCAATGAAAGAGATAGAAAGAAAGGAGAAAGCAAATGACTAAAGAAAATAATGAGGAAACAGTATTCAGACTAACTAGTATATATACTGCCTTGCAAAAATGTGAGTTTAAGAAAGTAACAGTTAAAGGTAGCAATGCTATGTTCAATGCTAAATATATGAAAGTAGCAGATATGTTGCCAGTGATTGAGAAAGAGCTCCAAAAGCACGACATCATTTGTATTGGAACTATGAAAGTAAATGAACATAATTCACCAATACTCAACATACAACTACGACACATACCTAGCGATACATTTATCGAAAGTGAATGTATTTGTTTGGACGATACCAAGAAAGGTAGTCAGCAAATTGGTAGTGGCATTACCTATATGACACGATACATTTTGCAAAGGCTACTTAACTTAGTGCCAGATGAAAGTACAGACGATGATGGTAACGAGTCTAGTAAGTCTGGTGGATTCAAACCACAACAACCAAGAAAAGTAATCAGAAAAGGAGATAACTATGGAATATGATAACACAAATACTGGTGCAGTTTTTCAACCAAACAATGAAGAGCTGAGTGGTACTGGTACACTTAATGATAATGGCAATGAAAGTCGCATATGCATTGTTAAGTCAGAACAAAAAGATAAGAGTGTTGTTCGTGACATATACCTAAAGATTGGTCGTATGTGGGACAATGATAATTCTAATGGAATGGCACCACAATTTACTGGTTCAATTGACTTGCCATCCGACAATAGTCGTGTTGCAGCTTGGGTAAAGCAAGGCTCATATGGTATCATGCTGTCTCTTAAGCTATCACCAAAGCAAGAACAAGAACAATCATCTGTTGACAATGACATTGAATCAGATGATATTCCATTTTAGGGCTGTGCTTTCTCCAAAGAAGTCCTAAAACATGCTAGGAGGTCTAATACTGCTCTGCTTGCCGACCTCCTAGCAGATAAAGAAAGCACAGAATATGATTACAGAAATGACACACACAGTTATTCTCATGCTTACTATCGACCTCGAGTCAGCGAGAGAATGCCAGGCATTAAGCGAAAAAGTTTATAACGAAAACAGATGCTTCCAAGCCTACAATATCTACAGCACAGTACCACCTCGCAAGCCAAACAACTTCGAGGACATCATATCTTTATATATAGAAAGGAAAAAGTTATGGGAGAAGTAAGTGAAAAGTTTTTTGTAGGAGCATTAGGATATGCTCTATTCGACAATAAAAAATTCAAAGAAAGAATCAGACAAGAAGTAAGGGAAGCTGTTGCTGATATTCTTCTTAATTCCAGAGAAGAAAAAAAATGGAGAGACCATTACAGCGAAAAAGTTCTCAATGAAAGAACATCAAAACGAGCAGACAAAATAAATAAAGCCTTCATAAAACATTTTGAAGAAGACGTTCTTGATAAACTAGGGAAGAAGTGACCACAGATAATGCAACCAGAGTTCATCTGGACCATCGTAATAATCAAAGTCGAAAGCTAGTTGTCTAGGTGTGCAATTGGAAGTGAGGTCCATCGATGAACGGTCTTCTCGATTCTTTTCTTCTTGTGTCGATGTAGTCATTCATTAAATCCTCTGCACTATCTGGTGACATCGTTAGTAACTTGTGCCATGCAGCACCCCAAACCAAATCAACGCCAACTTCTTTGCCAGCCTTTCGCATAGCATCAGCTATATTATCATAATCCACAATATCCCAAGATGGATTGCTGCCATCATAAGCCATAAGGTCAACAGCGTGTGCATAACCATCCTCTTGTAACAAATGTTTACTAGCCATCGTCTGTGATTTTCCAGCTTCATATAATTTCTTCTGAGTTTCTAGGTCTCGAACACCATAGATAACTCCAAAGTCTACATCCGTATACTCAATCGCCTTCTTAACAACCTTAACAAGGTCAGGATGTACTCCATCCAGTTTATCCATTGACCGTTGTGATAATTTAAATGCCATATTTTTTCTCCTAAAGTTTCTAATATCCCAATCCCTATGTATGCGTAGTCTCTCACGGTTCTTATCCCAATTACTTCCCATTCTTTCGTAGCCCAAAGAATTTGGTTACTGAACGTACTCCAAAACTTGCAGCCACAATACAACCCAAAGTCACCTGATACCACTCAGGCATCGTTTCTAAAGCTCTGAAGCCCTGTTCTACTATATTTCTCCCCCACTCCCCCATGAAGCAGAGAATCAGAGGAATACTAAACAAAATTACCAGATATTCGTCCTTCCAACTGGACTGTGAGCCCTTCATAGCTTCCAAATCCCAGTCAATATCGCCAGTAAGTTGTTTCTTTTTTATCTCAAGATTAAGTTTTTGTGATTCTGCTTTGGATTCTAGCCAAGTAGAAGCCATACCACCAACCATTGAGAGTGCTTTAAAAATCATTTTAACTTGACTCCTTCCCAAGCCATATGGCGAATGCTCCAGTCATAGCACCAGTCACAACGGACACCAAGCCAGCCTGTTGAGTGGTAAGGTCAGGCTGACTCAATGCCCACTCGATGCACCGAATGTAAACACAGGTCATAGCTAGCATCATCAAGCGTGGGAGGATTCGCCACTTGTCTAATGTTTCTGGGTTCATCAGCCTATGTTTCCTTGGTCGAGTTGCATCAATCCGTATACGAATAACCCTAGTATAAACAGACCACCAACCAAAACAATAGTCAATGCAACTATGGTTATAACCTTCTGCTTGAATATCTGCCTGTCATATATCTCTTTCTGTCTACGCTTGCGTATGTCACCTTCCATCTTAAGCAGTTCATTCCATGCGTGAGTACCATGCGTAAACTTAATAAACTGTTGTAGCTCATAGCGTTGCTCCTCGAGCTGTTTCTTAGCAGTCAATGCTTCAACAGCTTCTTGTTCGATACTACCTCTGCGTGTAAGTTTAGTGAGTAAAGAAGGATTCTTAGCTCTCTTCTGTGCATTCTCAATATCAGATGCAGCACTCATCCACTTGGACAAGTCATTGCTCATCCCCTGAATATCTTTACCAACTTGAAAGGCTCTCTTGATACCATTAAACGCTGTGTTCGCAGTAGCGATTGCGGCAGTTATTGAGAGAGGGTCAAGCATTTAACTTGTCTGAAACAGAACTGCGATGAGCATAGTAATAACAGAACCCATCCCAATATAAAGTATTCCCTCCAATCTTTTTAAGCGAAAGAAGAGTTCCTTAAACTGGATGTGATTCTCAGTTTCCAGTTTTGTTACTCGATTCTCCAATGCTTTAGTCATTAGCTAGGCTTAGTAGGGAACGTAACAGAGGACATATCCAATGACCCATCACTTGATAGCTTTGGTGATGCACTAGCTGGCAAGTCACGCAATGCTTGTCTGTAGGTCTTCCAGTTATCAGCAAGAGTTACATCAGAGTTTGCCATCCAATCACACTCAGCTAATAGCCTATCTCTTTCAACTCTAAGCAATCGCATAGGCTCGGCATTTGTAAGCTCTGTCTTTTTATCGCTGACAGCTTTCCATGTAGTGCCAAAGTCTGAGGGTTTATCACTCTCGATAGCTGAACCATTGCTGTCTGCTCCTGTGACTTTACGAAACATAGCGTTAAACTCTGTCTCATTTGTAGGCTCTCCTCTGAGTACCCATTCTGTAATTCCTAAACTAGATAATGCGTTTGCTATTGTTGTCATTCTTTTCTCCTATTGTGCTATTTCCATTAATGTTATATTGGCATTTGAGCCACCACTACCATCTCCATAACCAAAATTCACATTACCAGCACCAGAGTGTTTTCCAGCTTGTAGTTTATAAGTAAGAGTTGTTCCAGCAGATGCACTTGGGCTATCTATCATAGAAAACACATAGTTATACATAATACTTTGTGCTCCATAAACAGCATACTCATCACCATTGATTACTGTGCTTTCTCTTAGAACTTTTGTCATCACTCTTTGAGTGGTTGAACCAGAATATGCAACAATATCCATTGACACAAAAATTTTACTATTTGCTAATTTAGTTGTAATTGCTTTTGACATAACGTCACTAAAACTATTAGCATCTAATGTTATAAGGGTAGACACACTCGCACTTTCTGAACCCACCCTGTCAAATGAAACCACTTGAACAATATGACCAGCTGGCATAGCGATTGTTCCAGACGTTGTCTTACCCGTAATTGTATCGACTTTGAGTGTACTCATTGGGCTATCTCCTGTGCTACTAATGTTGCGACAGTATTATGGACGCAGAAAGTATTTGTTGAGGATTGGTTATTTCTTAATGCTATTGAATAGCGGAGTTGAGAAGTAGTAGAGGGTGAGTCTTCTACATTTGCAGTTACATTTCCTGTCCAATAAGACGCTGATGCGTCACTAGTGTCAATATGAAGATGCCCAAATCCCCAACTAGCGTGTCCTAAGTTTGTTCCACTTATTGCTGAAGCAGCAGATGCCGTACTCGTTTCTCTGTAAATTGTAGCTATTCCGTAAGTTTGTTCGCTTGCGACATACAATGGAGCGGTCATTGATAGTAAAACTTTTGATGTAGAAAATTTAGGTGTTATGTTTAAGGATAACCCACTAGCCACAAAACTTGTTGAGTTAAAAGAACCTTCAGTTCCATAAGTTGCACTCACAGTTTGTATCACCATACCCGCTGGCATCTGCACAGTACCGCTTGCGGTCACTCCTTCGATTTTGTCGGTTTTTAATGTTGAGGTCATTTAAGGTCCTACCTTTGCTATATAGTCAGCGTATGCTTTCTTAACTGCATCTGTATGAAACTGTGCCACCATTGCTTTTACATCGGCACTTTCATTTGTACTGTCTGAATTTGGAGATACAACATGGCGATGAAATGAGCGTGACAACTCTACACCATCCTCTTTTATCACCGTTGCTGTTCGCACTTGAATGTGTTTAAAGTCACCCACTATCTCTAATTTATCTTGTATTACTTCTTTAGTTATTGCCATTTTTTTCTCCTATTTACAGTATTGTATATACACCATGTAGTATTAAATTATACTGACTTCCCCCAAATGCACTGTTTAAGATTTGAGCTGTATTACCGTCTGACCTGTGAAAATAAATAAATCCATCGTGGGAAGTTAAAGGACCAGACCAATGTTGGACATTTAAGGTTTGTGAATATTGTATACTTCCCCCTCCATGATTATATATAATAGGTGTGTGTGGCAGTCCTCCTATCCTAAAATAGCTACTGTTATTGGTGGGTGTTAATCCTACATAGCAATACCAGATAACTGCATTCCCAATTTTTATGTAGTGAGCGTCTGTAATTGAGTTTACTGTTCCACCATTAGGAAGTGTAGGTGTCCAAGTTCCCTCTTCATAATCATCAAGACGATTTGCTGATGTATCAGATGTTGAGCCTAGAACTATGCCTTGTGAGGTTGATGCTGGAAATAAGTTACCAGAAGAATTAAGTGTCCACTTACTAGCGTTTGCTATCTTAAATCCAATCTGGTCATTTGTGGTTAAATCAATACCACTATCATTATCGCCAGATTGATTAACTATTTCATTTACTTCTATCTTGCTCATACTATCACCCAAATACCGCTAACTGTGACTGTTGCACTCGCTCCGATTGTAATAGGACCAGCACTTACGCAAGTATTCGTTGCAAAAATTTCAACTGATTGTTGTACTGTATTTTCACTTTGTTGGATCACCGCTTCGAAAGAAGTTTGCTCTCCATTTTCCCCTATGTACTTAGTCATATTTTTTCTCCTATGCTGATATGGTATCAACAACCGATGTAACAACATCGACCGAACTTCCGGCACTCGCTATCGCATAAAGAACATCACCATTTTTCAAAACAATCTTGCTGCCCTCTGCAATGAGTTCGAATGACGATCCAGCGGGTAGAGGACCATTCTTCAGCAAATAGTAATCCGTTGAACTATTCCGAATATATACATCTATTGTTACTGGTGATGTGGTTATGTTTGCAAAACGACATCCAACTACTGCATCATAGTCACCGCCTGTCCATAATAGACTATTGGTATCATTGTGCGATGTAGGCAAATCATCTTGCAACGAGTTCCGAAAATCTTGAGCCATTATTTTTTCTCCTTATCTATAAACAAATTGCCATTGCTATTGCGAACCCTTGTGTTGCTGCTCCTATGTCCGATACAACCTCTGAAGCAGATCGACCTTCAACCGATGTTCCGTCAATTTTAAGAAAATCGTTATCAACAACATTGGCATTGCAAGCTAAAATATTTCCGTTTGATATGCCTGTAGTCAACGACGAAGCCGAACTTGCAGCAGCCGTTGCACTAGCTGCTGCTTTAGCTGCATGGTGCAATGCCGAATATCCTGTAGTAGAGCCATCAGATAAGGTAAACTGACTATCTTCAGCCGTAACTGCGTATTTTCCAGCATCGGCAGCCTTATTAGTTGCTATCGTAGCTTGCGCGGTTGCCGTATCTTTATGACCCTCTGCCGTTGATGCACTTGAAGCACTTGCCGTTGCGCTAGTCGCTGATGCGCTTGCATGATATTTTGCCGAATAATTAGTGCCATCAACCGTTGATCCTGTTAATTGTGCCCAATCCTTTGAAGAACCCCCTAGCGTTGATCCTGTCATACTTGACCCTTGCGCCCAGTTTTTCGCTGACCGATCATTTGTTCCCGCACCGTTTACTTGGTCTGTATCTTGCGCCCAAGATTTAGCCGACCCCCCTGTGCTTGATTGTGTTCCTTGTGCATATTCTTTTGATGAATACGATGTGCCATCAACAGTTCCGCTAGTCTCTGTCGCCCACTCTTTCGCAGCACCAGCCGACGATGTATCTGTAACCCCTGTTCCCCCAACACTCCATGCTTTCGCACTATAGTCTGATCCTGTAACTACACCATCAACTTTGGTTGCGTAATTTCCCGCTAATGTTGCGCTCGTTGCTGCTGCGGTCTGACTTGTCGTAGCACTTGCAGCATCCACAATTAACGACCATTTTGCGCTATCTGTATTGGTTGTTAATGGCTGCGATCCAGAACTTGTATGAGCCGTTATACAAATAAATATATTATTGGTGCTGGTATCCTTTACCAAATCACGCACAACGTATGCTGTACTTGCTGCCCAATTTCCTTTTAATGTTCCTAGTTCTTGCGTAACAGAAAGATTGCCGGAACTATCGAAAGCAAATATCTTGTCGGCTCTATCTGTTGCTGAGAGCGTAAATTCTGCACCCGAAATAGTGTTTCCAACGGATGCCTTAATTGTGCGGTCTAATATATCCTGTTGCTGTTGGGCAATGAATGTCAATCTATCCAGAGCGTTCTCATGGTCTGTTGATGCGAATGGGTCGTTTTCTACATAGTCCGTACCCTGTGTCAGCGTTAGCTTTCTGTTAAGAATAACGGTTGTTCCGTTGGCGGGTCTGTGGTCTGTTGACCCGTCATAGTGAGCATCGCCACTACTTCCTGTGTTGTATTTAAAAAGAACATTTCCACCGCTATCGTTTCCAGCGTTAGTGACAATGTAGTTTGTGTTGAGTGTTTGTACTGTTTCCGTACCCGTGCTTGTTCGTACAATAACTTCTAAATCAGCATCCGCAAAAATCTTAAATGAATACGCGAAGGAATGCGTTGAACCGTTTGCTGATAAGCTAACTTTTGTGGTGCTGCTAGAGACTGTCATTATTTAAGATCCTCTTTATATTGCTTGTATTCTTTCTTCATTTTATTTGCGTACTCCTCAAGTCGCTTTTTATACATTGCGCCTAATTCTGTTTTATTAACAAAGTCAACCGTTGCTTTACCTCTTGCTGCCAACCATAAACCGTCGAGCATCATTTCCATTTCCTCATAGGCTTGGTTATTGCCTGTGGCTAAAAACAATTCTTTTCTTTCGTTAAACATTCGTTGATTGCTTTTGCTTTTATTCCACTTTTTAAATACCTTTATCGCTTCATTACCCATCATAGCTTGCAATTGATTTCGTTCTTCTAACGTCAGCGGAACGTCTTTCTCAATAAACTCTGGCGGTCGAGATGGTCCATAGCCAATAGATGAAAACAACTCATCCATTTCGTAGGCAAATTCTATATCTTCCTCTTTAGAGTCTGATAGAAAGTTACCACCTCTAGTTGAACTATAAATTGGACTAATAATATCTGGACCAAAAGCACCCGATAGCATCACCGTTTGACCCCATACGTTGCGTCGTGGTGGCAAGGTTTGTGATAAGCCGGGTATCTGTGATTTTATCTGATCCATTAAAGTAAGAGTATCGCGCACCGTTGGATCGATCATACGTTCGCCCTGTGCAAATAGGCGCGGAACAAGACTTTTCATAAAATTCTGCCCGGCAGAACCCGAATAACGTACAGGGTCTTGTAGCACCGAAACCAAGTTACTAAAGCCTTGCATAAAGGTTTTGTCTGTTAGCTGGTTACTTAGAGTTAAAGACAACGCTAAAGCTAGTTTGCTTCCGTCTGCATTTTTTACATCACCGTGCATCATTGTTTCCGCTATATCGGCTGACATACTCAAGATACTTGAGAACGGTTCTGCACCTATGTAGGAATAATAAGTATCCCCAATTAATATAGAATTGGGTTGCCACCCTTTTCGTATTAATGACGCTCTATGTTCTGGATCTGATGGTCCACCGCCTGTAATGCGCCCATTTGCTACCATCATCATTACCGTAGCAGCCGTCATAGACCCCATAGACATTCTAGCCATCGCCATATCCGATGCTGCCTTTTGATCGGGTGTTGCGTCTTTTCTAAACCCCGCAGTTAAAGTCTGTCGCATATCTGCGCTCAGTAGTCCTAATGCACTCCTTTCCTTAAACGTGTACTTAAAAGCGTTGTACGGGGTTTTAAAGAAAGGAACAAAGAAACGCATATAAGGATTGTCTCGTAATCCTTGAAACTTTTTACCAACCTCATCAACTTTGGATTGCAGCGTTACATATCGTGAGTGATCGTCTGCTGCTTTTACAGCGTCTTTTGGTGGGTTGTGAATAAAGTTAGCGATATATTCCGATAGTTCGTCACCCTTTTTATTCGCACCAATACCCGCCCTATACGCTTGCTGATACAAAGACATACGCTGCCCAATGACCTTGAACCATGTGTCCTCAAATTCCAGCATTCGTGTTGGAACTCTGTTAAACGTCATTGCCTTGCCAAGACTATTTACAAACGCACCACCGACCCCTGTTTTATCGGTACTAAATGCTTTTGTGTGCGCCTTGCCATTAGTAAACTCAAGTTTGCTTCCAAGTATAGGAGACTCGCCCGTTCTATAAACGTGGCTTGCTGCTCCCCATGCTTCTTGAAAAGCCATCATTGCGCCAAATAATTCGGCTCTTGCTTCACCAAATTGAACACCGCCTTTTTGACCCAAAACATTTCGACGAATAGAACCAACACCCGCTGCAACAAAAGTTTCGGGAACATGACCAAAAGTAGTAAGCGCAGCACCCACAACATTTTTGGTATGGGTTACAGGCGAACTAAGCAGCGCATTAATCCAGACCTCATAAAATCCATCTAATGCTTTCCCGAAAAATCCCTTCTTTCCTCTAGTCAAATGAAGTTTCTGATGGGTCGTTCCCATCTTCAGATAATCTTCTGCCATCGCCTTTATATCTTCTGACCCACCATATTGATCAAGAAGAACGGCAATATCATTGTCTTGTAGGTTTCTTGTGCCCGGTCCTTCTCCACGCACAGGAATTTTGAACTGCCCTAATGCTCTGGCTATTTCTGTCTGTGAACCTTTGATCTGTGCCTGTAACTGCCCGACAAGTTCAAATTGCTGGCGAAACGCTAGTGCTGCTCTGTCATCACCAAATCGCGCTAATTCTGCTAATTCATCAAGTTTATTGACTTCATTTACTAGCAAATTCCTAGAAGCCATCATGGTTTCCGCTAGACCAAAGCCTTTAAATTTTATAACACCGCCTTTTTCTCTTTTGAGAATACTTGCCTTTAAGGTGTTTGGACCGCTACCAACTAAATCCGCAAGTTTTGCGATTTCTATTTCTGTCATTTCTCCGCGCTTGGCTTCATTAATCTTGCCACTTTGCGCTATCGACATTGACTCTATGGTATTATAGATCGATTGTTCATTCGGTAGCTTGTCATCACCTTTAGAGCCTGTAACACGAAAATCGGTTAGTAGTCCGTCTTTTGGCACTACATCTTTTTTCTTTTCTTCAAGAAATGTTTTTTCGGCTTTGTTTAGATTTATTGACTCACTTGCAGTAGACGGATCAACCTTTTCTGTTTCTTCTTTCGTATATTCTAGTGGCTGGTCTTTCTTCGTCGGTCTTATAAATTTGGGAATAAGCAAATCTTCTAGTTTTTCTGGCTCTCTTTTACCCGTTTCAATCTCATCAAGCATTTTTCGGCTAGACCATAGATCGTTGCCAAAAAACCATTTACCTAGTAAACCGCCTACCTTCCCTTGTGCAGACGCAAGCTGAATAACCTCTTGCTCATTGCCCGGCTGTTCTGTTAGCGGTTCTGTTACACCACCACTTAACAGCGACGTTCCCGCCTTGCCTTCGATATCCGTTAATGCCATGAATTTTTCCAAAAAAAAGGCAGCGCGAATGGCTGCCGATTATATGATATATTATATTAATTTCGCTACATTGAAAACAAATTAAATGCCGGGATCTTCATTTTCTTGCCCTACCATCTGAGAGCCAGCAACCGCAGTACCACCACCAGCGGTAATACCCGCAGCTTCAAACAAAGACATTCCTTTTTTAACGCTCTCACGCATTGCGTCTGTTATTGGTATTACAACCATTTCATCATCAGACGATACAAAATCTAACTGTAAATCCTTTGCTTGTGCTTTGAATGTGTTTGCCTTTTTATCAAATTTCTTGATTAACTTATTTGCAACATTGGGCAATATCTCGCCATAAGCCTTTTCCATTCCTTCTCTTTTGTCTGCACCCCAACGCCTTATTTGATCCTCTGGACCACTCAATACAACATACGGATAGCCTTCATCAACGGCTCTGCGTAACAAGGTTTTTAACTGTAGTTCCATAGTGTCGGCAGTTTGTGTTACGAATGGTCCTCTTGGTACTGCTCCACCTTCGCGTTGTCTTTTAAATTTAAGCGTTTTGTTGCTTCTTAAAAATGTGCCAAGTTCCCCTAGTTCTTTTGGAATGAGTGGTATTATCGCATCAACTAAAGGCTTAAAATCAGCAGAGTTTCCTAGACCTTGATTGATTGCTGATGAGGGGTTGCCCATTAGTTTCGTAGTATCCCCATCAATTAAATCATAAAGCGTTATATATCCAGCGTTTCCAATTAACGAGTTTAATTCATTTACATCATAAAAACCTTCAGCAGTATCCATTATTACGTCATCAATATTCTTTTGAAATTCTGCAACAAAGTCATTCACATCTATTTTATCAAATAAAGCAGTTAGTTCTTTTAATGGCTGTTCCTCTGCGCCAATTCCCCGCATCGCCATCAACATGGTTTTTTTATAATTATCAAAATTATCTTCAAAATATTGCGGGTTATTAGCTAAAAAATCCTTAACAGATTTTACCGCTGTTTTGTTTAACTCGTCATATTGTTTTTGTTTTCTGTTAATGTCTTGCAGCTTTTCAAAGTTCTCTGGCTTGATCATTGCGTCACGATTACGCTGCGACCAATCCGATTGCATCTCCTCGACATACAAATACTTAGAACCATCAGTACCCACACGATCCGTCACACGCACATGACCAATCATGTTGTTAATAGAATAGTGA